TTACGTGTCAGATTCATTTTTATATTTCTTCCTATTATATTTCTTTTTATTTTTAATTACAAGTTGCTTGAAGCGTGGTGTACGAAGCATTTTTGCAATCTTATTCGATGATGAGTTTTTTGATTGATTTTGAGCCATCTATGTTATCCTCTAACTCTGCATTACCACGCCAGCATTTGTAAGTAACAGATTCAGAAAAAGTTCTTTCAGCTTCACGTTTTCCGCGTAAACATAAAGCCATCGAGGGTTGCAAACGTGCTTCTTTAATCTCTCCATTTACAAACATAAGTAGTCCTATCACAGCTTCTATCAATGTGAACTCCCGTTTGTATATTTCATTTCTCTATTTGCATCTTTTAATTTTTCAATATCTATCAAAACCTTATCCATTTGCTTTCTTAAAAACTCAATGTTTACTTTATTTAAAGCCATTGACTCGATATGTGTATTTAACTTGTCAGTAGTCTTATACAAATCCTCGATCATCATAAATTGTTCCGAGTCCGCGGGAAGCGAGCCAAGTTGGCCCCGTGGCCATTTTATTCTAAAGTCTGTGTTTTCTGTTAAATCTTTTTCCATTAACTCCAATCTTGTTGAGTGTTGGTTTAAACGTTCTACCATTTGAAAATATCCCATGGTGCCAAGAGCGACGATGATTATCAACGAGGCAACCGTCTTCATCGGCATCTGCACAGCGGCTTCTTCAGATATGTTTAAAGGTTTTTTACTCATGTTTTGGTTTTGGTGGAGGGATTATAATATCTTTTGTTTGCATTTTCAATGGTGTATGGTCAACAGGCCTTACGCAGAAAGCCAATAAACATAACAAAAATATTAGTATTGCTGTGAACCGATAGTCCATAACAACCTCCAATCATTATTGCTTCTTTGGTGTAAATATAGATTTAATCTTATCCCAAATCTTGCAACAGATTCTTTTACATTTATCAATCATTTTTCTTTTCCTCTATTTCGTAGAAGAAATTGTCAGTGTCTTCTGTTCGCCACTGCTGTGTATCTTCTACATTCCAGTAATTTGTTTGCACTTTCCAGTCTGGGGTTTTATCCTTAACTGTGAAAGATGGTATATCCCATATCAATCTATTATTGGGTTGTGCTGCATAGTTGCCGTCGTTTAACGCAAGTATGTGAGCGCACTTATGCTCGTGCGGTATCTCTGAATGATCAGTATCTAGTATATTAGGCTCTGGGTGAGCAAAGTCAACAGTAAATAAGTATTTACCATAGTGCCATTTTTTATCTTTACCAATGTATTTACCTGCTTGTGATTCTAAGATATCCCAACTAGTAACAGCAGGATAATAACTAAAAGAATTCCAGAGCTGAAGCTCATCAAGTCTACGTTTAGGTACATCCTCAACTTTAAATCCACGTTGTATAAATGCTGTAATAGGTAGTCTATAAAAGATTGCACCATTTTCCATAATTGCGTGGAACAATAACGCACGACCCGTAATACAAGTGACACCAAATATAATACAATCTTCAACTTCTCCATGATGTTTTTTAAGATCGTAAAGATACTCTCTCCTTATTTGTGCATACTCCACAGGTATATTTGCATTTAGATAAGCCATAATACATTACAATATAATTGCACCGATAATAAATCCAGCTATAAAACATACTATTTCTTTTCTGTTATATAACTGCCATACTAAAAATTTTTCATAATATTTTTTCATCATTTTATATTACCCCAATTATCTCCAGATTCATAATCTACTTTGTTTGGTACTTCTAACTCAACAGCATTTTCCATTATATCTTTTATTCTGTTAGCTTCCAAATCATTTGTAACTGATATATCAAGTTCATCATGCACTTGTATATGCGGTGTAATACCTTCTTTATGTAAGTCTATCATAGCTCTTTTTGTCATGTCAGCAGCTGATCCTTGTATCAATCTATTCAATGCTTTGTATGTGTACGCTCTTTTGATCCCTGGTCCGTGTTCCGTGAGCGCATCAGCATGAGGTAATGGTTTATGAATCCCGAACTGATTGGGCTCCCATAAATGAAACCTACATAATCGTCCTAGCAATGTCCGAATTTGTCCTCTGTTTTGTGCTCGTGAAGATACATTATCCATAAGTTGTTTTACAAATGGTACACGTGAATGATATTGTCTAAATAAAGCATCAGCTTTTTCTTTATTGATTCCAAGTTCAGCTTGTAATTTATTCTTACCCATACCATAGAACAGACCAAGGTTTATAGTCTTGGCCTGTGATCTAGGTATCTCCGCCATGTCGGCAACGATCTGATGAAAGTCTACATTGGAATCATTGTAGGCATCCAATACATCGCCCACTCCATAGAGATTCTGTAATGCTGCGTAGTGCACAACTAATCTTGGTTCTTGTTGTGAATAGTCAAACACACCCCACTTCATACCTTCTTCGGGTATAAACAATGATCTTATCTGTGGTCCAAGTTCTTTGTTACGTGCTGGAATCTGTTGTAGATTAGGATTTGCATAACTAAATCTACCAGTAACTGTACCACCACTATCTGATCTAAGTTGGTTTATTTCAGCATGAATTCTTCCTTTATGTGTATGCTTTATTATGGTATCAATAAATGTGGTATGAGCCTTATTTATCTCTCTGGCTCGGGCGATTAGTTTCACCAGTGGGTGGGGGTGATTTTGTAAAAAGTTTTTTGTAAATGATGGAGAATTTGTTTTTATGGTTCGGTCATATGATAGGGCGAGTTTTTGAAAGACTTGCTCAATTGAACGTGCAGCCCATATTTGAACATCTACTCCAGTTTGTTTTTTTACTTTTAGTAAGCATTCTTTTTCTTCTTCTACTAGTTTGTTCTTTAATGCAAATGCTCCTTCAGTATTTACTCGAACACCTAAAAAACGCATATCAACTAGGCAAGGAAAAAGTTCTGTCTCTAAATCAAAAATAGATTTTATATCTTGATGCTCTATTTCTTGTTTCATCTTCTGCCATAATTCAAGAGTCATCTCAGCATCTCTTTCAGCATACTCACCTACATATATTGCAGGTAATTTATACATCTCAGATTTAGGATCTACACCCCATAATTCTGCTGTTTCTTTCAATACAGCCTCATTTTTACCTCTTCCAAGGTAATCGCGACCCATACTACCTAAATCGTAACGAAAGCGATTCTCGTCCACGAGGGAGCCAGCAATCATGGTATCTACGATGGGTCCATTGATTCTTAACCCTGCAGATCTAATAAAACATACGTCATACATAGCGTTATGAAATATCTTAATTGCAGGGGTATTTAATACATCTGCAAACCATTTCATGACTCTGTCTTTGTCCATGTTACCGCCACCGCCATGAGCTATTGGATAATATCCAGACCAGCCTTCGACAGCAACAGCTATACCTACTATTTCTCCTCGTCCTGTTACAGAACCAGATCCCATAGTTTTTAATTCAGGATCTTTAGTTTCTAAGTCTATTGCTATCTCATCATAGTTTAATAAATTAGGAAATGTTTCTGGTGGTGTCCATTCTACCTGTGGACTAAACATAGGTTTCTGTATCATGAGTAATCCCTCTCTATTATCATTTCTATAAAATGTATTGCTTTCAATAAATCTTGTTTCTTTCCCTTATCTCTATGTCTTATTATATATTTTATAGCACAGCCTTCAGGGTATAACAATTCATTCTCTACTACAAACTTACTTGGTTGAATTTTATACTTCTGATAGTGTGATCCTCCGTGTTGTTTATCCCATACGTTGCTCATATTTTATATCCTTTGTATTCTTGTTTTGGTTCTATTATGTGTAAATGTTCCTTGGTCCTTGTTGCGCCAACATAGAACAATCTATTCTCATCATCTGTATTTCTTTCGTATGCTTTCATAGTATTCTCACTTAAATCTGTGAGAAGTATTACATTTTCTGATTCGCCACCTTTAGCTCCATGTATTGTTGACAATGTAATTCTTGGTTCTTCATTTAGTTTCTCTCCGTTCTTTCTCATCTGACGTAGATAGTTTACATCTCTCTTTGGTGCATCATCAAATGCTTCATACCAAACAGCATTGGTATCTACTTTTAATCCGTAACTTTGTTTTAATGTAGCAATGTCATAAGAACTTTCTTTTAACATACCTTTTAGTTTTGTTTTATCTGCATTGTCTTTCATGTATCCGTAAATTCTTTCTATCTGTTTGTATGCAAGTGGTTGACCTTTACGTAAGTTTTCCCAGTCTTGTGCAGCGTAGTGTAATTCTTGTTCTTTTGTTTTCTTAAATTTATTTCTATAATAATAACCATTACGATATAAAGTATCTTCTAAATCATTTAACATATACTTTGTTCTAGCTAACACTAGCCATTCACCTGATGACATATCTACTTGTTCAAAGTCATCGTATCTAGACAAAGATCCTTTGTGTACTTTTGGTTGCCATGTTTTATCAATTCTATTTCTAATTTTATTTATAATACCCATAGCTAAATTATGTACCTTTGCAGGTATTCTGTATGATTGTTGTAATGGCATCATCAAACCTTTTTGTGCAATAAAAGAGTCTACATCTGCACCAGCCCATCTAAATATTGCTTGGTCGTCATCACCTGCAATAAAAGAGTCTGTTGTTTTATTCCATATTGTTTTAGCCATGTCCCATTGCATTAGTGATAGATCTTGTGCTTCATCTATAAATACTACATCGAACTTTGGTGACTTATCTGATTTAATAAAATCTAAAATCATGTCGTTAAAATCTATTAAGTTGTATTCTTTTTTATATCTGTCTATTTCGTTAACTATGATACGTAGCTTATCTCTTTCTAAATCTTGATTATGTTCTGCTAAATCAAATTGTTGTTCTGGTGTAATATTTCGTAACTTTGCTAGATTTATTATTCGTAAATACTCACTATCAGATGTAAAAATACCACCATGGTCATCTTCAAATTTTGCATAGTTTACAGGAAAGCCAAGTTTTTTACCTAGATCCATGTAATGTCTTCTCTGCATAACATCTTCTTTTTTAATTCCTAGTTTTCTAAATGCTAATGAGTGTAGTGTTCTAAAGTATGGTAAGTCATCTTCTGTAAGATTAAATTTTTTAATAGCTCTATCTCTTGCTTCGTATGCAGCTTTTTGTGTAAATGCAAAGTATCCAACTTTATCTGGATCTGTTTCTTTTAGATAGTCATCTACTTTATTTAATAATGTAGTTGTCTTTCCTGTACCTGGTGGTCCTAATACTATTGTTTTCATATTCCTAAGTGTAAGTATATCCACAATGCTGTAAACATTGTGATCGCCAATAAATCCATTCTAGCAATCAATACGGCTCCTCCTCTTTTAATGTTTT